TCAGCAGAAGTGTCAGAAGTGATCGACAAACCCAAGCCATGACAATCCGTTCGCACAGAAAGGCAGGCCCGGCAATTCACATTCTTGGGAATGTATCAGCCCGCACAGCAAGTTAGCCTCGCCACGTCCCTGTCGAAGGTCTGCGCGGAGAGCTTCAGGCCCTCGACTGTGGTGAGATACTGGAAGATTGTCGCGCCGAGCGCCTTGGTCGTCATGCCGAACTTCAGCGCCATCTCTAGTGTCAGGACGCAGTCGGCCCCTTCAGCCCCACGATAACAACACCCAGCAGGCCGTCGGTATCGGCATCCGCTACCAGCTTGATCAGGCCGCTCGTGTCGTGGTCGGCAAGCGCGAGGGGACACGTCTTGACGTCCTATCCGGGGGAGCGGGATTCGGCGTCGGTCAAGCCCATGCCCGATGGAAACAACTTGCCCCTTTGCGGAAACGACTTTCCGTGGCTGTGTGATATTGATCCCCGGGGGGACCCGGACCCATAAAGCGCGGGGACCGCGGGAGACGCCGCACTGTGGGGCGGATCGAGCGTGGCGGTGGGAATGGCGGCAAACCCGTCCAGAGCCTACCAGGCCGGCTTGAGGTTTCGCCGGCCGGGCATGGCCGGGCCTCCGGTCATGTCATCTGAGGGCGTGGCGGTATTGCAGCAATACGCCCCTTTCATCTCACGGCCAGCCGGTGTTCAGGTCGATGGCCGCAAGCTCTTCCGCCGTGGTGGCGGCTTCGATCTGCGCCTTCAATTCCGCCTCCCTGTCGAAGCACGCCTGCACATGCGCCCGCACCGCCATGGCCACAGCGGTGATGGCCTGCGCATCGAGAGCCACGAATGTGCCATCCGCCATCTTCCAGTTGATGACCGCATCGGGGTCGATCTGCGCGCCGACCACCGCGCCGATGTACTTGGTCTGGCTCACCGCATCGGTGGCGATGGGCATGCCGTTGAAGGTGGTGCCGCCCGTTTCCTTCTCCCAGCGGAGACCGGCAAGCTCCGCGAGCTTCCAGGCGCGAAGTTCTTCCAGCGTCGGCAGCGCCACCCGGACCACCCAGTTGCCGTTCTCAAGCCCGGTGAAGGCGGTGGGCCCTTCGTCCCGGACAACCGGATACCACGACACCTTCTTGTGCGGAATGTCTGCGGGCCTCTCATCATAGTGACGGATTTCCCTGAGGGCGCCGTCGATCAGGAGTGCGAATTCCATTGTCAGGGTGCCTTTCCAAACTTGATGGCGAGCACGTTGATGGGCTTGGAGCTGTCGGAGCCGTAGGCCTGGACGTACACGTTCGCTTCGTAGGTGATGTTCGGGCCAATGAAGCCGCCACCGCAGCCGCCGCCATTGTACGAGACGCCGACGAAGGAGGTGTTCGGGTTGTCGAGGTCGGTGTTGAACCCATCGAAGGCGCCGACCGACGCCATGGGCTTGGATCCGAGCATCAGGGCAAAGTCGTTGACGGCGCCGGCGGTGCTGAAGTTCGCCGTAGCACTGTTCGTATTGTTTCCGGCACCCGACGCCACAGTAAAGACAGGGTTCAGGCCAGCCCCGCCGCCGAGAACCCAGACGGCGAACAGGCTCGACGTCGAGCTGGCCCAATTGACGGTTATGGGGACCGAGCCCTCTCCGGGCGGTGCCACCACACGCCAGAACTCGCGAACCGAGTAGGACGTCGCCTCGCCAATCTTCGCACAGGCCGCACCGTTGACGGAGCACGAGGTGATGCCCTGGCTCAGGCCGGACACACCCCCGATGAACACGATCCTGTCGGAATAGTACGGGCCGATGTCGAAGCTGATGGTGCGGGTGACACCGGACGAGAGGTTTCTGCCGGCATAGGACATGGCATAGGGTCCGGGCCTGCTGCCCACTCCGAACCCGGTCAGCTGATTTACGCGGAGCATGGCTCAGTTATCCTTCGCGGCACTGGTGGTGTAATAAATGAACACGCCATGCAGCCGGGCATCGATGGCCATGGTGTCGGCGGCGTCAGTGGCCTGACGGCCCACATAGAAGGAAACCAGGTCTTCATCGCCAGGCGTGCCCTCGGGCGCAAGGGCGGGCGTTTCGGGTGAGATGTACAGGTAATCGGTGTTGCCGCCCGTATCCGTCACCCTGGCAACCGCGCTCCAGGAAATCCCTGCGAGATTCTCCCCGTCACCCGTTGCAATGGCATAGACTTCCCACCTGACCCCGAAGCTGGTGCTGGTGGCAGCATGGCTCCAGACAAAACGCGCGGAGATTGGACCCTTGTTCCAGCTCCTGGGCATCTGGACGGAGAAATAGGCCCCTTCGTTTCCGAAGGGGTCCAGCAGCAGCACCCTGTAACCGGAACCGCCCGAGGGCCAGACTGTCGTCAGCGGCGCGTTGCCACTATCGTGCATCGCAGGTGCCGGCACCCAGATGGACTGCTTGCCCACGATGTCAGCGAGATTTGCCTTGGCGTCGAGTGCAGTCTGGAGGCCCGTAACACTGGAGATGGCGTGAGTGTGCGAAGCGGCCGCGTAGGAGCCTGCGGCCTGCTTGCCGTCGAGCGCCGTCTGCAGGCTGGCGACGTCGGCGATGGCCAGGGTGACGGCGCCCGTCCTGCCGGCGACGGAGCGCACGGGGCCGACTTCCACGATGGCGTCCGCGCCGTCGTTCTTCTTGAGATAGAGCTTGCCGTCCCAGGTGTTGACGGCAAGTTCGCCCAGTTCGAGGTCGGCGATAAGCGGAACCTTGCTGGCGACCGCAGACCTCTTCAACTTGATTCCCATAGGGGATCCCTTTCAGGTGCTGACTGGCTGGGAGAAAAAGGAAGGCCGCGTCAGAACGTGCCGCCGTCGATGGTCGTGCCGTCGATACTGCCGCCCGTGATGGCGACGCTGGCCGCGTTCTGGATGGCCATGGTGCCGAGCCCGAGGTTCGATCTGGCCGTTGCCACATTCGTCAGGTCGGAGAGGTTGGACGCCTTGGCGAGCTTTTCCGCGAGGCCATTGGTGATCGTCGTGGCAAAGCTGCCGTCGTTGCCAAGCGCCGCCGCCAGTTCATTGAGCGTGTCGAGCGCCCCGGGGGCACCGTTGATGACCGCCGTGATGGCCGCTGCGACGAAGGCCGTGGTGGCAAGCTGAGTGCTGTTGGTTCCGCCTGCCGCGGTCGGCGCGGTGGGTGTGCCGGTGAGGGCGGGTGATGCCAGGGGCGCCTTTGCGGCCAGCGCTGCATCGAGCCCGGTGATGTCCGATGTGACGTGGGCATGCGTCGCCGGCGTAAAGGTCGAGGGCTTGCCCGTCACCCCGGTCCACGGCACGGCCTCGGCGGTTTCGGCGACGTCCACCTTGCCGTTGTTGGTGGTGTCATAGACCGATTTCGACATGTCGCCCATGCCGGCACCTGACAGCGCCGCCTGCACGAAGGCGGTGGTGGCGATCTGGGTGGTATTGGTGGCGGGCGCCGCCGTGGGCGCAGTGGGCGTGCCGGTCAGGGCCGGAGAGGCGAGCGGCGCCTTCTCGGCGAGCAGCGTGTCGACCTGCCCCTTCCGTACGAGGTCGGTGGCGGCGGAAGCATCCTGCGACGCCTTCGGGACGATGGAAAAGGTCTTGGCGCCGCCGACGGTCTGGGCGGTCGAAAGATCGGTGAAGGCTCCACCTCCGCCAACCGGGACAATCGTCGTGGCATTGCCGGCGCCATCGTCGCCCTTGCCGATGTAGAGCGTATTGTCGACCTCGTTGTGGGCCAGCTCGGCGGACTTGAGGGCAGCCGGAGCCCCGGCAGCGCCTGACGCGCGACGCTTGATGCGGATGACGTTTGCCATGAGAAGATGCCTTCTGGTTCGGGATCAGAAATTGCCGCCGTCGATGGTAATGCCGGCGTCGAGACTGCCGGGCGGCCCCTGCGGACCGGGTGAGCCCGGTGCCCCGGACTGGCCCTGCGGACCGGGCGTGCCGAGGACCCTGACGGCGATGGGCACACTGCTCACCCGCACCCTCACTCGTTCGGTGCCCGACACCCGGATGCGAATCGGGCCGGTGTGGGGTGCGAGTTCGAGTTTCCCCGCCATCACAGGCCTCGCGTGACGGGCCGGACTACGGGGATCTCGAGGGTGAAGTTGAGGTGTCGGTCCGGATCGAGGTCGGTGCGCACCATGTCCATGACGACGCTGCCCGGCGGAAGATTCGCCGTCGCGGCGGCCGGGATGACGATCTCGACAGTGGTATCCGAGATCCGCGCGAGGCCGCCGTTTCCGGTGGTGAGGGTTGCGATGACAGCGCTGTCGCTGACCTTCGTGCGGACATGCGCCGCGAGCGTGCAGCCCACCGGAAACACCGGGCTGTCGGCCTCCAGCTGCAGCCTGTACTCATAACCAGCAACGATTGCGGGGCCGTCGGAGACGGAAACGCTCATGGCCGCCACCCGCAGAGCTTCCGGCCCGCCTCGTTATGGGCGAGGATCTGTGCCTTCGTCTGGCGCGTTAAGACATCCTGGCGCGACGGCTTGATGGGCTGCACCCAGTCGCAGTCGCTCCTGAGCCGGGGGTCAGTCGCGCATCCAGCGGTCGAGACGGCGATCAAGAGCAGGATCGCTGCTGTTCTGAACGTCATGCCGGATCTCCCCTGACTGCCGGATGGCCCTGTCGCGCACTGCCTGCCGTTTTGCCTCCCACGCCGCCCTTCCGGCGGCGCGACCTCTGAGCCATGCAATGCCAAGGGCCGCGAGGATGCCCGCCGACAGCGCCGCCCAGCCCGACAGGCGGGACCAGGCGGCGCCAAGCATCGACATGAGCAGCGCCGTCACGGCGTCTTCCCCGTTCGGTAATCCTCGATGCGGGCGGCCTTCGCCTTCCACGCCAGCAGGATGACGATCAGGAAGATTGCGGTACCCGCCCAGGGCAGCACCGGAAGCAGCCAGTCCGAGAGATTGAGCAAGCCGACCGTGCGTTCAGTGACATCCTTCGCACGCTCGGCGGTTTCGACCGCGGGCGCCACCACCGAGGCCGCGGCACCGGCCATGCCGACAATGCCGGTGGCGATCTGGGCATCGGCGGCTTTCACGATGCGCGAGGCTACCGGCTTGCCCTCCGCCCGCTCACGCGACACGGCACGGGGCTTTGCCTTCTGCAGCGCCTCCACGAGGACTGGATCCACGTCCGGGCTCAGGCCCAGCCCGTTGTCGGCGCGGAACGCCAGCACGGCGGCCCGCGTGCGGGAACCGTAGCGCCCGTCCACGATGCCGACCTCGAAATACCCGAGATCCTTCAGCTGCTGCTGGACGACCTTCATCTCCGGACGCTGCGGTACATCTGCGCGCAACGGCCGCCGGATACCGAGCAGGCGTGACCTGGGGTAGCGCGCAACGCTGACACCATCCGACTGATTGCCGCCCAGCACCTCGATCTGCTGACCCGTTGCCTTGAGGAAGAAGGCGACATGGCCGGTGGCATCGGAAGAGCCGCGCGTGAACACCACGACGTCGCCCTCCTTCGCCTGCTCGAGGCCTACGACCTTCTCGCCCCAGGTCAGATAGGAGCGCGCATTGAGCTTGCGGGTGGACGGCAAGCCCGCCTTCTCAAGGCAATGCCCGACGAAGGCGGCGCACCAGGCGACCTCGTCATGTTCCACCCAGTCGTGGCCGACGGTGCGGTACATCTCCATGATCTTCGGATTGTCGGCGGAACCTTTCAGCTCCTTCGTGCCGAGATAGCTGCGGGCGATGGTCATGTGGGTCATCAGGCAAAGTCCTCCTCATGGCCGGAGGCACTCGCGGCCTTCGGCTTCGGTTACGGGATGAATGGATGGTTGGGGGTCAGGCGTGAGGGCCGCCGGCCGCTCAGGGCGGCAGCTTGGTCAGGCGCTCGAGCAGGAAGTCGTACAATTTGTCGATCTTGCCTTCGATGGCGTCGAAGCGCTTGGCGATCGAGGGCTGGTCGATCCGGGCGACGTCGAGTTCCAGCATGCCGACGCGAGCGCGGATGTCGTGAATGTCCGCCTTGATGGCGGCGATGTCTTTCGTGACTTGGCTGGCGGCGTCGGGAACGAGCGCCTCCTTCAACTTCACAATGGCGAGCAGCGCGCCGGCGACGCCGCCCAGCCCGACCACAAAATAAACCACCGTGGGGATGTCGCCGGTCCAGTCCTGCACCATGCGGGAACCTCCTGTTACGTATCGGATGAGGCACCCGGCGCGGGCTGCTTCAGGCTCAGTTGCGTGACGAAGCCCCCTCCCCGCGAATAGCTGTGGGTGACACTTTCGATGCGGTAAGCACCATCGACGCCAGGCCGTGCGCCAATAATGATGCAGAGCCCGTCCGGTATGGCGGAGGTGTCGCCCTCGATGGTGACATCGCCCTCCCCAGCATCGCGTTCCGACGTTGCCTTGTCAGAGGCGGTCTGCTGCGTCGCCTCGTCTTCATCGGGCTTGGCATATCGATGGTCGTGCCGGGCATCGACGGAAAGAGAGGTGTCCTCCTCCGCCTCCTGCCATTCGGCCTTCGTAGAATCGTACCAGCGGGCCCGCACTTTCGAGTATTGCGCCCGTCCGAGCGCGGGCGAGATGTCCCAGCCGTGCAGGTTCCGGCCCCAGGCGGCGGCGACGGCGGCGGTGTAGCTGCCGCCGCGCTTCGACATGATGGCCTTCATGCCCTGGATCCGGAAGTTACCGCCGATCTCGCGTGCCAGCCTCTCCCCCATGTGGATGAAGCTCTCGTCCCGCATCTCGAAATACTTGCGCCTGATCGCGGCGAGCGACGGGTCGATCTCGACTTGCCCGACGCCCGCCGACTTCCCGGCCTTGCTCAGGATGTCCCCGACGGTGCTGTCGTCGAAGTGGCGCTGCTGGCCTTCCTTCGGCTTGCTTGTGGTGTCCATACCCTTGGCCGAGATCGACAGCGTGCGCCCGCTGCCGCGCGAGCCCGATGACCTGACTTCGTCCACAGTCCCTGTGAACACGACCCGGACCCCCTCGTCCTCCCAGCCCAGCGCCACGATGACGGGCGCTCCGATCCGGGGCAGCACGATGCGGCCATCGGTGTCATCGATCTCGAGGCTCGCCGTATCGGAGTGGGTGCCCACCTTGTCGGAGACCGAGAGCGAGATCAGCACCGGCATCAGCGTCGTGGTGATGTTGGTGCCGGCAACCGTCACCATGAACATCGCACGCTTGGACATGATGGGTCACCACAGCTTGATCGGTTCGAGTATCGCGGGCTCGCGGGGCGTGGGCACCGGCATGTCGAAGCTCGTGCCCACGGGAAGATACGCACCCAGATCGCCAAGCCCCGGATTGATGTCTAGGATCTGCTCGACGAGGCCCGGCATGGGGCGTTTGAACCGCCGCCAGACGATGAGCGACACGGTGATGAACTCACCCTCGACGGTGACGGGTTCCACGATCATGAGAACATCCCCGAAAACACCGAAAAGAAGCTGCCGTTGGACGGCTTGCCCGCGCGGCGCACAGCGATGTCCACATCGATCACCCGGCCGATGCCGTCGGCGTCGAGATAGCTGGACCGCTCGCTGACCCTCTCGATCACCACCCAGCCCATCTGCGCGCCATCACCGCGCATGAGAAAGAGCGGTCGTCCCGCGACACGTGCCTGGTAGAGCTTCTTCAGGTCACCGAGCCCGCCGAAGCGGTGCGGAAAGATCCTCGCCTTGATCGACCAGCTCTCGGCCCCCTCGCCCACCCATTCCAGCGGCGGCCTGGCGCCGAGCACCGGCTTTTCCACGAAGCTTGATTCGTGGCCGTGGTCGTATTCCGTTGCGTTGAACGGATAGACCTCGAAACGGATCGGCCCCAGCGTCATCAGCATCAGGCGAACCTCAGCCCGGCATCGGCATAGACACCGCGGAAGGTCTCGCGGACCTCGTCGCGCATCACGCGGCGGATCTTCTCGACGACATCCTCGTCGGCTCTGCCGGCAATGCTGAAGCTGATCGTCTGATTGACCGTCATGCCGCCGCCGGCAGCCGCTCCGGCCTTGTTGACGTATCCCGACCGCCCGGCGGTGATGAGTTCAGGACCGCGCTCGCCCACCATGTAGGTGGAGCCGCGGGAGATCGGACCGCCGGCGGCCTTTCCCGGAACGCTCTCGGCTGGCTTGGGTTCGGCACTGCCGCCCCCAAGCCACGACGGCATGGACGGCCACTTGATAAGGCTCGAGACGTCGATGCTGCCGATGGCGGCGACAATCCGGGACGGAAGTGTCGAGAACCACGCGAGGAGCCCGTTGAAGGCACTCTTGATGGCCTCGATCATGGCGTTCGCCAGATCGGAACCGGCCTGCGCATAGGCCGCCTTCTGGCCCTCGCTCAGGACCTCGCGGGAGAAGAAGGAGCCGATCCAGGTCCCGAACTCCTGCAGCTTCTGAGAGGCCCATGAGAAGCCGTCGCCGATTGCCCGTCCCAGCCCGGCAAGCGGGCGCATCACCGGATCAAGGGCGGCAAAGGCTGGTTGTAGCTGCGTGAGCAGCACACTCGCAAAGCCACCGGCGAAGGAGGAGATGCGGTCCCAGTATTTCCAGAGGGTGTAGGCCGCCGCGGCAACAGCGGCCACCGCCACCGCGATGGTCCCCCAGACGGGTGCGGAGACCGCCGCAAGAGCAGCGCCGACGGCCGTCATCGCCGTGGCGAGGCCGGAAACGCCCGGCACGGCCAGCGCCATGCCGCGAAGACCGGCAACCGCCGTCAGCAATCCCGTCATCTTCATGCCTTCCATGCCGGCCAGCGCCGTCTGCAGGGCGATCATGCCCGAGGCCCCTGCCTTGAGTCGCATCAGCGAGCCACCCAGCGTATTGACCGCAAACGAGAGTGCGGTCAGCGCCCCTCCCCGGCCCATGAGGCCGAGGTACGACAGCCCGGCCAGCGCCGCCTTGAGCCCGACGAACCCGGCGGTGACGGCAATGAGGCTGCCCGACAGCCGCGGAAACGCGGTGACCAGCGCCGTGGCCGCTTCGAGAACGGGCTTGAGAGCGCCGGCGATGCTTCCCAGAACCGGGACGAGTGCCGTGCCGACGCTCGTCTGGAAGTTCTGCATGGCAATCTGGAACTGCTTGATCTGTTCGACGCCGGTCTGCATCATCCGGGCGAAGTCGGTGCTGATGACGCCATCGGCCCGGGCCGCCTCGTCGCGCAGCCTGATATAATCCTCGAGCCCGGTCAGGAGCGGGATGAGACCCTTCTGGACCTGGGCGTCGGCGAAGAGTTCACCCAGCCGCGACATGTCGCCGCCGAGTGCCGTGTTGATGGCGCGGAGCGAGGCCTCCAGCGGATCCGTCCCGCTGGCCTTGGCGTCCTTCAGGACCTGCTGGATGTCGATGCCGAACTTCCTGAAGTTCTTGATGGCGTCGTTCGAGTTGATCTTCTGCAGGATGTTGTTGAAGTTGGTGGCGGCCTCGGAGGCATCGCCCGCACCCCGCCGCACGATCTGCAGGGCGGCGGCGATCTGCGCAAGGCCGCTTTCGCCCGTCATGCCCTTGGCACTGGCGAGTGCCGTAATGGAAGGCAGATACTGCGCCATGTCCCTCAACTCGAAGCCGCCCGCCTTGCCGGCCGCCGCCATGATGTCGAACGACTTGCCCAGGTCCTCGGCCGCAAGACCGAGGTTGGACATGGCGGCGAAGCCGGCCTTGGAGAGATCCTCGAGGCTTGCTCCCGTGGCGGTGGCGGCCCTTGCGATCGACGGCATGGCCTTCGTCGCCCGGTCGACATCGAGGCCCATACCGACCAGGAAGTCCTGCGCCTTCACAATGTCCGTGGCGAACTGGTTCATCTGCGAGGATGTTGCCTTTGCAGCATCCCCGATGGCCGACATCTGCTCCGCCGTGAGATTGCCCTTGGCGCCGATCTCGGCCAGCGCCCGGTCGAATTCCTGTGCCGCCTGCACCGGCGCGGTGAGCGCAGCCTTGAGCACATAGAGTGTTCCGACCGCGTCCAGCATCCGCCCGCGCGCCGCGTCGAGCGCGCGATTGTTGCGCGTGATCGCGGCGTCCAGCCTGTCGGCCATGGTGACCGGGCCGCCCGTGGCGTCCCGCACCGTCCGGGTGATGCCTCGAAGGCTGTTTGCCACGCCGCGTGCCGGGCCCGAGACCCGGTCGAGCAGTTCGACGATGAGCTGGGTGGTCTGGCTGGCCATGAGGGTCTCCCGGGAACCGCTACGCTGTCAGCGCAGTTTATCTTTGACGGTGCTACGCTGAGAGCGTATACGATTCGCATGGAGTTCGATTGGCACGACGCCAAGCACGAAAAGAACCTGGCCGAGCGCGGCTTCGGTTTCGACTTTGCCACCCGGATCTTCCTGGGCCGTGTTCTCTCGCAAGTCGATGACCGCGAGGACTATGGCGAGGTCAGGGTGAAGGCCATCGGCGAGGCCGACGGGATCGTGCTCGTGGTGATTTACACGGACCGGGATGACATCCGCTGGATCATCTCGGCCCGGCTTGCGAACAAGAAGGAGCGTGCAATATGGCACGGATGACACTGGACCAGATCAAGTCGTCGAAGCCCAAGGTGGACCGCGCGAAGATCGCGGCGACAGGCGAAGAGGACATTGCCCGCCACATGCGCGAGGACGGCGAGGACCCAGGCGCTGCGCCCGGCACCTTCGTCGAGGATGTGCCTCCGGCACAGATCCGCGAGCACATGGGCATGACGCAGGTCGAGTTTGCGGAAGCGCTGCGCATTCCCGTAGCGACGCTCCGGAACTGGGAACAAGGCCGGGTGCGCATCGATCCGGCAGCACGTGCCCTCTTCCGCATCCTGAACCGTGACCCGAAACATGCACTGAAGGCGCTTCAGCCCGGGCGCAAGGCTGGCTGATCAAGGCTGACATGCCCGCCCGCTCAGCCGCCGTGCCTCGGCATGCCAGAGCAGCACTTCGGACCAGTCCATGTCATCAAAGACGGTGACCGGCGTCGAAAGTACATGCGCGGTGTCCGCAACGACACCGCGCCATCCGGTCACGCCGGGGGCTTCGGCAAAAAACCCGAGAGCACCTCGGAGATGCTGGCGAAGTCCGCCGCGTCCATCTCATCCATACCCCCGGGCGGCAGATCGCAAAGTGTGGCTGTCATGGCGATGCTCTGGTCGAGTTCCGTCGAACCGGGCTCGCGCATCTTCTCCATCGCCCGGAGGTCTCGCACCTTCGGGCGGCGGATGATGACTTCCGTGACCATACGCTCTTCGACCTTGATGGGCCGGACAAGCTTCACGCGGGCAGTATCGTTCATATATCCATCTCCCGAAGTATTGATCATCACCGCTGCACACGCAGGATGCGGCGCTCATCGTCGTTCTGCGAGACACCGTCCAGACGCCACTCGGTCGAGAAGAAATCCCAGAAGAGCTTCTCCTTCTCATTGAACCAGAGTTCGTAGTGCATGACTTCGTTGATGGCGTATTCGTGCCCCTGAAGTTCACCGCGCTGGAAGGCATCGGGTTCGATCTTGCCGAGGCGGCCCTCGATGATGGCCTTCGACTCGATCGCAATGCCGGTCCGCTTGTCGCGTATCACACCGTAGGCGGTGAACACCTTCTGGCGCGACGAGCCGAGGCCGAACTGGGTCAAAAGATCCGGGTCCCAGCCATTGAGCTTGAAGGTGGGCTCCAGCTTCTGGATGCCGACCGCGACCTCGATCTGGACGCGCGACCCTCCGGCGTGGTGGTCCTGGTACATCTCCTGCAGGGTGGGCAGCTTGAGCTCAGCCAGAGTGAGATGCTTCGAGGCGGTAGGGTCGTGATCGCCGCAGAACAGGTTCCCCGCCTCCATGACAAAAAGTCCGGTCACGATGCTTTCCTTTCAGGTTCGGTGGTGGATGTATCGCGTGCTGCGTCAGCCGGTGACGGCGTCGATCTGGGCGAGCAGGTCATCGAGCAGCGCGTCGAGTGCAGGCCGGTAGCGGGCGGACTGGATGCCGAGGTAGCGCAGCACGGGGGCCTCCTCGGCGGCGAAGTTGACCGTGAAGCGGCCTTGGCGCAGTTCCTCCGGCGAGTTCTGGTCGCGCGTGAACTTGACCTCGTAACCGAGGATGTCGCCGTCAGCTTTCAGGTCGCGCATCGCGAAGCCCATGGTGTTCAGTACCGCCTGGATGGTCTGGCCCGTGAGATTGAAGCGCCCGAGATAGAACCGCAGTGTGCGTAGGAACATCAGGTGGATGTAATCGCGTCCCCGCGTGACATTGTAGAAGCGCCAGAGATCGTCCTCGCCGGCATTGTCGGTGCCGACATAGACAAAGCCTCCGCTCGCGATGGCCGTCTCGACGCCGAGTTCGCCGCGGAGCAGAACGCCGACATTGTGCGACAGCAGCCGCTGGCCCTCGGTGGCGCCGTCGGTGAGCGAAAAGTTGATCGGCCGTGACGGGCCGACGATCCCGGAGACCGGCTGGTTGGCCCAGGAATGGAAGGGGCGGCCCTGCTTCTCGTGATCGCGGCGGACACCGATGCCGATGACGGCGGGCGACAGCGGCATCACCGTCACTTCGCTCCCCGCCATGACGCGGACGGCCGGATCCACCGGGATCAGGCGGCTCGAGGACAGCGTCTCGCGCCAGTCGATTGCCGCCTGCTCGGTGGTGGCGGGCCCGTCCACCACGGCATGGGCGAGGAGCTTGTTGCAGATTGCCGGTAAAGCTGCGCACACCCCATTGGCATCGGTCCCCTGCCGCTGGCTGGTGAACCCCGGCGCACAAATAAGGCGGGGGATGACGCCGAGCAGCGGCCCCGCCTGCACGAAGGCCTCGAGCCCAGTGGAGATTCCGTCGCCCACAATGTTGGCAATAGTGTCCGCGACCGTCCCGCCCTCCTCCACGCGCACCACCACGACCTTGGCCGCCACCTGGAACTCGCCCAGCTGGGCATTGATGAGTGTCAGCGCGTCGGAGATGGTGCCTTCGGTTCCGAGCGCCGTACGCTTCGCCGCGTCGTCGGAATAGAGAAACACCGGCGTATCGAGCGGAAAGACCGCAGGATCGGCTTCGGACGCCGTGCCGATGAGGCCAACCACCGACATGTCGCTATAGACGGCGGGACGCGGCTCGTTGTCGATCCGCGTGATCGAGATGCCAAAGGTCGGATCAGACATGGGGTGTCTCCATTGCAGAAGGCCCGCTGCACGGAAGGACCGCAGGACGGGCGTTGTCGGTTCGGTGCGAGGTCAGGAGATTCGATGGACCGGGATCAGAAGTCGATCTCGGGCGTGGTGATGGCGAGATCGGCCTTCTCTGCGGACTGCAGAAGGACCTCGAGGACGAGCGCTTTGCTCGTGCCTTCGGCGGGCGAACCGTAGAAGCGCACGGCGCGGACCCAGCCGCCCGCACCGTCCTCGACGATACCGGTGACCTCGATGTCCTTCACACCCGTGATGGACAGCTTCTGCGACAGCTGCGCGATGAGCGAATGCGTCATGTTCGTTCCTCGCCTTGCTTACAGGTACTCAGTAGCTGCCGCCGTCGTCGAGGCCGTCGAGCATCGTTTGAAGATTTGAAATCTGGGCGATGGTATGGCCGTGGGTGCCATCTGCCTTTGCTGCGAGAGTGGAGACGAGCCCGGCAATGTCCGACATGCCGAGCACAACCATACCGGTCTTGCCATTGACAGAGGACACTGGACCGGACGCGAGGACGGCTTCCGCCACTGCCGCCGCCGCTGCTGCCTCATCAGCGGCCTGCTGCGCCAGCGTCAGGGTCTCCTGGACTGCCGTTGCGGCCTCGAGCACCGCCACGCTGATGCCCGCCGTCGCCGAGATCACCCAGTCATCATGCGCGGCATCCCCGATGCCGCCATTGACGAGCACCACCTCAAAGGCAAGCCCGCCATTGGTCCGGTTGAAGTCCTCGACGCGAAGAACGGCATAATCGTCCTGTGTGCCATCCGCCTGCCGGGTGAGCAGCACATAGGGCGTCGGCGAGAACAGATCGCGCTGTGCCGGATCGGTGATGGCGAGCGTCGACTGCAGGCCGTTGGTGATATTGAGCGGGGTCGCCGACGTGGCGACCAGGAACCCATTCTCGGAAACGGCCTGAACCTTCGAGAGAAGAGGCCCGAGCACTTCGTTGACCCGGGTCAGGCCGAGGGCGACAAGACGGTCGGTATCGCCGGTGACGGAGGCCACCTCCTGGCCAAGCTGCCCGATGGTCTCGGCGATCAGACGGAACCGGCGGTTGAAGAAGTCGCGGTCGAGTTCCTGTTGATCCCGGACACGAAGGTCCTCGAACCTCAGCATGGCATGCTACTCCATGAGCATGGGATCGGCGGACGCGATGGCATCCATCGCCTGTTCCTTGATGGCGTCGTGAACCGCTGCCTTGACCGTGTACCTGGACCCGGGATTGAAGTGCATGCCCGATGCCGTGACGGGCCGGTTGACGGTAAGGCGGTAGTGGGTCGGTTTCTTTGCCATGTACTGGACTCCCTCAGGTGTTGGCGTACTCGATCAGTTCGGCCACGTGGAACGTCTCCGCCGCCGTCGTGGTCGATCCGACGATCTTCACCGCGTAGTCCGAAACGCTGGTCACGTTGAAGACGCAGGTGCGCCGGAGCGTGCCGTCGGACTGGATCTGGTCCTCGACCGCATCGGCGCTTTCGGTGCCTGAGAGCGTGGCGCCGGTCAGGAGCGACACCGTGCAGTCGTGCTTCGCCTCGTCATAACCCTGCAGGTCGATGATGATCTTGATGCTGGTGCTGGGAGAGCCCAGCGTCCGCTTGGTGCCGACCCAGGTGAAGGAGGTCCTGGTGCGACTCACCGTTGCCTCGGAGACGGCAAGGCCGAAGCCCGGCATGAGGTCGGTTGTCCCCGTCAGCACCGCGCGGACCGGCAGGATGGCCGGGAGCCCCGAGAGGTTCGGACCGTTGGGCGGCGCATCGAGTGCGGCCCACGCACCATTGACCTGCACCTCGAAATCCAGCCGGCAGGCCGGGGGCGTGATGGCCTCATTGAGGATGTCGATATCCAGGATGCCACCTGCCAGCTGCAGCGCCGTCAGTTCGACGATCACGCGCGGCGCGTCGAACTTCGCGAAGTAGAGCTTCATCTTCATGTCGGAGACGAGATTGCCCGCGAAGAAGGCGCCGTCGGTCGACACGAAGAAGGTGCCCTGCACCACGCCATTGTCGGTGTTCGTCATCGCCACATAGTGGTCGCCGGTGGTGATGAGCACGATGGCATAGCGGCGGCCCGACTTCAGGTAGGTTGGGACGACCGGCACCGTGGTCTCGACGAGGGCCGGGAGTGCCGCGTTCTGCGCCGTGCCGCCCACCTGGATGCTGGCGGCCGGCACGACGGTCCGCGAGATCACCCGGTTGAGATCGGGCATGCCGTAGGCTGTCTCGCAGACGATGATGTTGACATCGCCGCTTGCCGCCTTGCGCGAGAAGAACAGGCCGACCTGGGAGAGCCACCCGTCTTGGCTATTGAGGAAGGTCTGCGCGACCTGCTGCCCGTTGATGCTGGCCGTCGACTTGACGGCATCCCAATAGGGCTCCTCGTAGATGTCCACCCAGAACTGGGTGACACGGATCCACTGGTGGTTGATCGCTGCCTTGGCGCGGTCGGCGGCATTGACCTCCCACGTCTCGCCGGTGATGCGGAAGGTGCCGGTGACGGGATCGTAGCTGCCCTGCCTCCACCACGTCGAGTTGGTGCAGACCGTCCGGGTACTGCCATAGCGGGTACGCTGGCGCGTCCGGGCAAGCTGGGTGATGGTCGTGGTTTCGAAGCTGTACTGCGCCAGCCGGGTCTCGCCATTGTATCCGGCGAGGTTCATGCGGATGCCGTGGGTATGCTTCGGCAGCACGAAGCCGTTGTTCACGGTCACGTAAGGGTTATTCGGGTTGAGCAGAGCGAGGCCTGAGCTGTTGCTGCCGGCACTCGGGAAGCGGATGCCTTCGCCGACGACCGCGTCGAAGCTTGCGTGGGCCGTCTGGCTCCCCACAAGGTCGAGGAAGTGGTTGCTGCCATAGAAGATATAGGCCGAGGGCTTGAAGACCCGCTCGCGCAGTTTCTCGAGTTCGACCAGAACGTCCACAAGGTCTGTCTTGAGCGCAAAGAGCTTGAGACGGTCCGCGAGCGCCGCGAGGTCCGTTTTGAGCGTGTCGACCTGCCCGCTGATCTGGCCGCGCCAGATCTCGAGCGCGGTCGTGCGGTTCGAGACGAGCCGGAGATTCGGAAGCTGCGTCGGGACCCACTGCTCGATTGAGACGATGCCCGAGGTATCGAGCAGGGCATAGCAGATCACGACCACATTGGCGTCGGTCGGGGGATAGGCCGGGTCGGGGCTTTCCGTCCCCGCGACAGCCGAAAGCTCGGCGCGTCGCAGGTTCTCCATGGCCACACTCTGCGGCTCAGTGGTGCCGACCTGCGCGTCGATCAGGAAGTCGCGCGGCTGCACGTCGGTATCGACCGACTGCCCGAAGGCGACAATGGCCACGCGCTTCCTGGTCACCAGCGGCAGGGAATTGAAGACGTCAATGACGACGTTCTCGTTGCGGGCATGGACCTCGCCGCCCGCATAAAGGCGGCCAGCCGACAGCGTGATCTCGGTCGCTGCGGTCTTGGAGGCCGTGAAGCCAGAATAGGCCTTGCCGCCGTCGACTGCATCCTTGACGACGTGGTCGATGGACGCGCGGGTGAAGTCCTGCATGTTGTTGAGGTCGGCGGACTGCAGCTCCTGCCGGTCCCGGTAGACTACCTGACTTTCCACAAATTGATTCCTTCTATGCCTCGATGAAGCGTCCGAGTGTCACCGTTCCGACCTTCATGCGGTCGCCTGCGCGCGGGAAACGCCAGGTCTTTGTGTCGAGCAGGATCCTGTCCCGAAGTGATTTCGATACCCGAACCGCTTCGCGTACATCCGCGATGGGCTTGCGATTGCCCGTCATCAGGTAGCCGTTGACGAAGGGTCCCGCCGTGCGTGGCGCCAGCCTATCCTTGATCCGCATGCGGACCTCGGCGTGATAGGGCGGCATCCCGAGCCGCGTGAACCCGAGGTGGGTCGAGCGGATACGAACGTCCGGAACCCGGTCGGGATCGTGAACATGCCAGCGCTCATAGATGTAGCGCCAGGCGATGGTGGGCGGCAGCTGCTTGCCTAGAATGAACTGCAGCTTCGTTGCATAAAGCGCGGTCGGCTGACCAGCGTGCTGCTCCGCGATGTGTTGCGGACGCACATCGACAAGGTCCGCATCGGGATAGGTTGTCGTGTAGGTCTCTCGGCCCAGACGGTAGCTGTAGCTGGCATCGCGCGGGATACGGATCATGCGCTGCGCCACCCCGAAATCGTCCACCAGAAACGCCCTCGCCTTCGGTGGCGCATCGAGATGCAGCGCCCGGGTCGGCTTCGCGCCCAGGATTACTTCGTCGAAGGCGGCGGCGTGGAACCGTCCGACGCCTTCGGGCGTCACGGCTCGGATGGTAAGCGTTGTTTCCTCGCCCCGGTCCCAGAGTTTTGCCGTACGGATGTAGCGCGACCATGCTCCCACGTCCTTTATGCAGCAGGAGTCCAGAAACGCCTTGGCTCTCCCGAAGGCCACCGACGTGAAATGCGCAAACCGGTATCTGCCTCGCGCGACAAACGGATAGATGCGCAGCTGCGGAAATCGCGCGAGGAAGGCGTGCCGCTCTTCCTCGGTGAAGCCTTCCATCATGAAGGTTTTCGCCGGCGGCACGATAAACCGGCGCGGATCTGCGCCCATGATGCGGATGTGCTCGGCGATCGACGCCTGCGTGCCCTTCTGGGCGTGCATCGGCAGCGCGCGGGCCGCCAGCGTGCGGTGCTTCTCTTCTGACCACTCCGGCTCCCAGAGATCGACCGACAGGCCCCATGCCAGCCAGGCCAGATGGGTGACCGGGATTTCCCAAGGGCGGACGAGCTTCGGGACTTCGACCGCGAGTTCATCGATCCGCGCGCCGGTGATGTCGAAGGCCTCCTCGACGGCCGTGTAGTTCGGCGGCAGCAGAGTTTGCCGGGACATGCCGTCACTCATCCCGGATGGAACTGACGGTCAGTTCAATAGCCTCGACGGCGTAGACCTCGGTGACATCAAGCACGAGATCGGCTGCCGGCGACACAAGGTCGACCGAATGGACGCCCTCCTGATGCAGCGCGGCGTAGAGTGCCGAGCGGCGGAGATTCATGCCGAGCATGCGGTTCTTCTCCACCCATGATGTGACGGCAGCGAGCGAGCGCTGGCGCACCACTTCGCCGTCGGGGCCGGGATAGAGGGTCAGGCGAGCGGCAATGCGGGTGTTCCGGATGACGGGAGCCAGAACTTCCACGACATCCGTGAGGGGGCGGATCGCCTCATTGCCGAGATGAAGCCGGACGGCCTCGCGCTCGGCAATCGTAGGACAAGGATCGGATCCCTCCTTCAACACGGTGACGCGCACCACGCCCGGCCGCCGCGAGACTGCCGAGACATCCCGCGCCCAGGGCGCCACGGTGAGCGCATGATACTGATAGGCTCCCTCTGGACCTGCGACCGAGAAGGCCTCGGGCGCCAGTTGGATCCGGCGGCGGAAGCGGTCGTCACTCTCGCCGTCCTGCCTGGCGGTCGCGAACAGCGCGCCGAGGTGATCGAGGTTCGTGCCGTAGGACGAAGCGAGCAGCACGGCCCTTGCAGCATCGTTGATGCGCGCGCGGAGCCGGAGTTCCCGGTAGGCGAAGGCTTCTATCAGCTTGCGCGCCGGCTCGCTCTCGAGGTCGATCACGCCCGCGATGAGCGGAAAGCGGTCCACGAGATCGTTGCG